CCTGTAGCCGCAGAATACAATTGCGTATTCATATTTCCGATCATCTCAGCTTGTGCCATCTGATTACGGATATTTGCATTAGCAATATTAATGTCTTGACCCCTGCCTTGGAGCGCAAGTCCCATCATTTCCGATGGGCGTTGCATCAAGTTAAATGCTTGTGCAGACCGTTGCCAGTCAGCCTGCATTCCCGTCTGCTGAAGATTAAATGAAGTAAGTCCAAGGCTTCTTGCAAGGTTAGCTTGCGGGGCTTGGATTCCCATGCCTCGTCCTGCTGTAGCAATGTTAAATCCAGCTCCTCCACGCTCTGCGAGCATACGAGTTGTCTGCTCTTGGACATCTTGCGGGACTTCTCCGCGAAGATAACTAGAAATAATCTGACCTGTTTGCGCCCTAGCCTGCTCGCTGCCGGGGGCGATCCGCTCCAATTGAGTAAGGGTATTTGCTGTTACTTTATTGGCAGCTTCGATTCCTTCCAGCGTAGCATTCTGAAGATTGTATTCTGGAATGTTAATCGTAGGATCAATCTTTTTAATCTGTTTCTTTAACTTCTTTTGTTGACTTGTGTATTCATCAGTCGCTTGAGCAAGGCTTTTAGTATATTTTTTCCCTTGCGCCGCTGCTGCTTTCGCCGCTTTATCCGCAGCACTCATGCTAATAGCAGCAGACCCAGCCGCCGCTCCTACTGCCACAACGCCAGCCGCAATAGCGAACCCAGATGAATGAAACATCTGCCGTTCTTTCCTATACCTAGATTCAATTGGTTCCCAAAGCATTATTTGTAATTCAGTTGATTGCGGTTGTGTCGCCACATATTAACACGGGGTTCGTTAGGGTCAACATGCGGATTAAAGTCTCTGCTAGTAATGCTCTCAATGATCTCGTCTGGATCAGTTAAGTTAGTTACATGCGTAGTAGTCCAGATAGTATCTTCGTGGGTGTAAAGTAACCTGCGGGTTCCTGCTTCTGTAATCCCAGTATATGGGGCTTTGAACCTACATGGCGGAACTCCGTGATACCAGACTGACACATCACCCTGCATAATGAAGAATGGATGCGTGGTCAAGTGCATTAAAGAAGTCAGCGTAGTATCCTTTGGCATGAATATCTCGCGGATATACAGTCCCGGCGTGAACCTATGGATCAGCGGACACTCCCTCGGAGGCATCGCTAGAATCGCTAGATCGAACTGATTCATCAAATCATCTGGATCACCATACCCAACAACTTGCCTTGCATCAATCTTATCTTGGATAACTAGGTTCATGGATATAAGAAGTAATCGTTAGCTGATGGGCTAAGAAATGTATCAAGAATCAAGTTCTCTGGTCTACGATAATCTGCGAACCTCGGTGGTGACGCAGTAGGAATCTCATCTCCTTCCATAGCCTTCTCTTCTTCAGCGATAGCCAAGCCAAGGTTCTGAAGATACTCTTGCCCCTTACGATTCTCTTTGCTGTTCAAGGCAAGAACCGCGAAATACATCGCTTCCGGAGTAAACTCTACCAACTCATTTGGGTCTTCCAAATCAGCATAGGTTTTCGAAGCATAGATCGTAATGCAGTTACATCCCTTTGGAGCTTTGAACCTGCGCCAGCTTGGATTAACATCCTGTGGTTGGTAGATCGAAATGAGTGTGCTAGTCTCCAGAACAGGATCGTAAGCGTAGATTCGGATTCTGCCTTTGGTCTTTGGCTTGCTTACCGAGCGGATTCCAACAAATGTCTTATCCGACTTCGCCAAGTTAGGCGACTGGATCGTTGATACCGTTACTTGCTCGTAGCTCCCGTATTCGTTGTATGCCTCAAACGAAATATCCACTCCAACATCCTCAATGTTTTCGGCGAGGACTGAGATTTGGTATGGGCGTGTGCGGTAATCACGGAAGACCACATGCTTCCCGCCAACCTCATCGATCTGCCTGTGGCAACTATTCTGCCATACAGCATTCGCATTAGGAGTTAGGTTATACCACTCGTCAGCAAGAGAGGCTGCTTGGTTGTTTACCCATGCCGCCCTAATCTGAGAATACCGAGGAGGCAGCGTAAAGCAGCACTCAACGCAGCAAATACAGACATACTCGCTGGTTGCGTTCCACTCACGCTTTTCCCACAAAAGGCGTCGAGCGCGATTGATATAGGTCTTGGCTAGGTCGTAGCTGCAAGTGCCGCTATCGCCAACCGCGCCCTTTACCTCCTCGACCATCTGTTCAAGGGTAAGGGGCATTATCGGTAACGATAGTTACTTGACGGGTTTTCCGACCGTAGGAAGAGGCTTGGAGCTAAACACTCCACCTTTACCATTGAGCTTCTGGTTGCCCATAGCTTCTTTGATGCGGCTTTGTGTTGCGGCCCCGTCGAGGGTCAATTTAGGATCAGTTCCTTTAAGCATAGTATTAGTTTTGGTTTTATGATGTGTGTATTGCCGTCCACATCAAACTTGTGACGGTGGCAGGATTATCTTCTGCCAAAATTGTGAAACCTGTAGTAGTCTGCCCAGACTGAAGAACATAACTTCCCATGGTTGCCCTTGATGTAGATGTTCCGATTGGAGTAATAGAAACCCCGTAAACAGAAGTTGGCAGAGCAGTGAATGTGACATTCAGAGGGCTTGTCCCTGCCGCAATAAGAACAGTCCCAGTCCTTACAGTGATTGTAGGACGCAACTCTAACGCATCGGTTCGGATGTCGAGCGCGTTAATTTCAAGTTGTTGCTGGCTCAACTGGTTGTTGATATCAGTAATCTCGGCAGGCGTTACATCTCCCAAGCCGGGGACATTGATAGTTCCGTTAGCTAGAACAATATCAACGAACTGCTGCAAGACCTCACTCCAATTTCCAGTAGGACAGAAATCGTCTGGAACATTTGGGAAGATTAGCTGAGGCGATGTCGATTGATTGTCCATTAGTTAGGAAATAGAATAGTCGTAGTAACGCTCTTGGCAACACAAAAATTTCGTGCATTCCTCATTGTCTTCTGGACAATCTCCCACCGTATTCATTGCGCCATCCTTTAGATTAGCCATGATACGCAAGCGATCTACCGTAGCCGTTCCTTCCAAATTCACTTTAAGTTGGAACTCGCTTCCCTCTGCTGATGGGATTCCAGCGATGTCATTACACTCTTGAGGATTTGGAGTAGTGAACTTGTATCGTTTGTATCGGTTGCCTCCACGGAGCGGTGTGCAGGCTTCTACTTGAGGAGAACATGGCGAGCATCCATAGGTAGTTGGAACCTTTAGCTCGCTCCAGCACGGATTGGAATCTGCCCTGTAATCTACTTGGCTGGATACAACCCCCGGTATCTCACTCATCCACATCTCTCCACCAGTTAGTTTCTTCCTTTGGAATTTGTTTGTTACTCCACTTTTGTTGAAGTCATACCTGCCAGAGATGAAAAAGCTCTTGATTGGAATAGATCCATTAGGACCGTAGTCGTCTTGGTAGTTCGTCGTTACTTCGTAAAGTCTATTTTGGTTATCTTGGTCGAAGCTCCAAATGAATCCCCTCTTCTCATTGTTAATCTGAGCAGACAAGCATTGAGTCGGACGCACTCCAGACCACACCCCGTTCCACCTAAATGATAGGCTGGCATCTGGTGATGGACTAGATGCGTTATCGAGGTCAAGAACAACCAAGCCCCTATGATACCTATTCAGCCCTTGAGCGTCAGTCCTTTTTGTCTCTGGTGCTACCGTGCTAATAAGGTAGTTGTCGAAATACATCGTGCTGGCAAACTGCTTCAACCATGGAGTGTCCTTTGATACCCACTTGTTCACCTCGCGGGATAGCTTCCTCATAGCAAAGTATCTGGAGAACTCTGCTTGGCTATTAGAGTAGAAAGCCCAACCATCGTGCGAGCGGAACCACATCTCACTATTCGCTAGTGTCACATAAGGACTAGCGCATCCTCGTCCCAATAGAGAAATGTTCTGGATGTTAGTTTGATTCCACAGCGATCTAGGAATAGATACATCCATCGAGAAGGCTCCGTTCTCCGTAAGCACTACCAGCAATCCTTGGCCTCGAAGGTTTGAACCGCTCTGAGGCATTGCCTTAATAGCCGTAATGTTCC